AACTAAAGGACGTTCCTCCTGCTGCATTTTGTTTTTTCTGTCCAGTCAAATCGCCAAATCTATAAATGGCGACTGTTGGCGATTTTATTGGCTCTGGTAGATTAAATAAATCCCGAGATAATAAATCTTGCTGAACTACAGCTAAATCAGTACCTCTTGGAATATCTAAACTGCTATAGCTAGCACAACTAGATACCAAAATCGCCGACAGGAATAGACACAACCGTTGTGACACCGTTTTCATCTGTTATCGTTAACTCCACAAAATCGCCATTATTGACGTATGAAATGCCTACACCATCTAATTCAAACGTTCCAGTACTGCTTGGATTCTCTCCAAACATACTCTCTACTAATTGTCTTGAGAGAGTGGAATATACTCTAGATTCAAAGTTACGTAAGAATCTTGCTAGTGTAGTGTTCTCTGCTTCTCGCTCGGCATCTCTGATTGCATCTTCTGCATCTTGAGCATTTTGCCTCTTGCGAGTACTTTCTTGATTCTCGATAGTAAGATAATGAGAAGAGGTGTTCTGCCCATTAAAAGAGGGTGATTTAAATTTATGTTCTGCTGGGCCCGCTGTTGCTTTGCATGCTAGTAACAGTGCAAAGCCAAACATTATACCAATTATAAAAGATTTTACAACATCGCCGAAAGAGCAATTGTAAATACCAATTGATTTAGTCATTAGATTCCATGCTCTTTGCTCTACATCACTTCTTTTTTGCATAATCGGCCTCTTTCTTTCTATACTCAAGAACAACATTAACCTTTTGTTGTAGTCGTATCAGATCTTGGTCAAGCATACGGGTTTGATCAATAACTCGTATAAGAGCTATGTGCATTTCTTCTAGTTTAGGGTCTAGTCTATCGGTAACAAATTTCCATACATAATAAATAAAATAACCGAGACCTACCAACGCAACTGTTTGAAATCCAAACTCTGCTATCAATTGTCCCAAATCCATTAATCCCTTCTTGCATCTATGCTTCCATCCTCAACAAAGTTTTCTGACCGAGCAACTCGATCAATATCAGGCTGTAAATCAAGTGCACTAGAGACTAATAAATCAATTTTTATAATTTCATTACTCATAGTACGGGTTCTATTCTCAAGTCCTTTGCAGAAGATAGTTAGTGTGTCAATCTGCCCAAGCACGCCTTCTAGGATCTGTTTAATTACCAGGAAGATAAAAAAACCAGCCCCTAAGGCAGCGGCGATAGGAACACCAACCTCTCTTATTAATTCAAACATATCCATAAGTTTATTTAGCTAATCCTATGCTAAAGCTAAATATCACGTATGAAACTGCTAAAAACAGATTATATGATTAATCCAAAGAAATATTGGGTTATGGAGTCAGTTCAACCCCTGACATATGATGATCTAGAGCTATTCGATCAAAATGGTTATGATCTGTGTAAAGCTGAGCAGAAGTTTGCGGACAGTAATGGTTATTCACCGCAAGAACATCGATATAGATATACATGTAAAGCGCCTTGGTACTTAGAGACACATCGAGAGATGAGTGGGCCTCATTTAAATCACGCTGACCTTTACTTCAGAAGAGGTTTTAGCGGTGATGCAAAAGAGCAGCTTAAAAAATTAGCACAAGAGGATGCAGCATTCTATAAATTAATGGCAATGAGACCAAAATGGGGTGTTGATATGAGTGTTGACTATGCTGACAGTGACGGTAATGTATTTGAACTATTACATTTTGAATGGGACGGTTTTGATTACTATGAGGTTATAAAGAACAAATTATTAGTTGAAGAAGTTATTGCTAATATAGATTGGAATAAAGGCGCTAAGGAAATGATTGAACGCAAGGATGAATGGCATACTTTAGACTTCTTTGGACAATCAGATTGGAAACAAGCTTACTGGGGACTACCTAGAGAGCAGTTTAAAGAAGTCATATGGGAATAATAAGCTTGACTTATGTACAGAATGAGGTTATAATACTTAAATGAATATGAGCATAGAAGAATACTTTAGTAAGCATTGGCAGCAGGACTGGAGCCAATTCGATCTAACTGGATATAATATACTTTCTAAGTTGCCATGCAACGGTAAAGAAACTATAATAGATGTTGGTTGTGGATATAATCCACTTAAACAATGGTTCGAAGATAGGCTGGTAGGTATTGATCCTTATAACGATTCTGCTGATGTTAAGGTATCTATTGAAGATTTTGAAACAGATCAGAAATTTGATATCGCTCTAGCATTAGGTTCGATTAATTTTGGATCAATGCAAGATATATTCTGGCAAACAGAGAAGATGTGCTCATTAGTTAAAGAGGGTGGTAAGGTAATATGGAGGCAAAATCCAGGTATTTATGATCATCCTAATGATTATTTTAAGGACATAGATCTCTTTAACTGGACGTTTCAGATAAATATAACGATAGCAGAAGCCCTAGATATGGAAGTTGTTGACCTCCGCTGGGATAATAATCGAATTTATTCTGAATGGAGAAAGCCTTATGTTGGAAATGTTACAGGAGTTAGCGACTGAACGTCTTTGGATATATACTAGTATAGGAGGTTCCTTAGTTGGTGCTGCATTCTTATTCTGGTTTAAAGATACTAAGATGTCTACATGGGCAGTAAGTAAGTTTGATAATACTCTTGAACTACTTGCTAAACGCTGGGGATGGACCTGGCTACAGAATGACCCTGATGCATGGCGTAAAAGATACCCACGCATTACTCAGAAGATTGACGAGTTGGAATCTCGTATAGAAAAGTTAGAAATGGATAGTCACCCATCCAGAGAATTAGAAGAATTCGATGTATGGCCTGACTTCGAAGCCCGAATTAAAAAATTAGAGGGCAAGTTGAAGAAGAAGTAACCTATATAATCAAGGAGAAAGATATGATTAATTGGATTAAAGATCGCTGGTCAGAGAGAACATCTAAAGACGGCGCAGTATTAATCGGTGCAGGAGTTGTATTCTTGCTATTTAAACCGCTCGGTGTTATTGCTGCATGGGTAGCAATTGGATACGGAGCCTGGACAATTTATAAAGAGGAAAGCTAATGGCTGACAACGTTCAATTAATTATTACCGTTAATGGTAATACTGACACGAACTGGGCTTCATCTGCAGATGCTATGACTGATATAATCGGATCATATACTACTGCAGGTGTAACCGCCACTCTTGAAGCAGAATGTGATGCAGGGAGAATGGTTCGTACAGAAACTCTTATAGATAGCAATTCTGTTGAGATGACATATGCCTGGAATGATTCTTCGCAAGTAGCATCGTTCTTTGAAACTGCAGACTTCTCAGCTACTAGAACAGTTGTAACTAATAACGTTTGGACTTGTAGTGGCAAGATTGTATATCTTAACGACACGGAACAAACATTCACTATTTAATAAAGGTTTATTATGATTATTGAAATTTACAGTAAGGACAACTGTCCTCATTGTGTGAAGGCTAAGTATGCCGCACAAGCTTTCGTTCAAGAGACTTCTCATGCAATTGTAGAGTATAATATGTCTCAGAATGAACAGTATAGAGAAAAACTACTAACTGAAGTCCCACAGGCTAGATCAGTACCACAATGCTTTGTTGATGGTAAACATATTGGTGGTGCTGATGAGCTTATTGAATTTATTGAGCAAGCGAATCAAAATATATTATTAGGTTAAGTTATGGAATTTAAATTTGTAGAAGACGGCATTGAGAAGAACGAAGTCGACTCAAATGCTATGGGCGGTACTGAGCTTATGAAGTTTGGTCTGCATGAAAGACTAGACCCATCCTTACTAGATGACTTTCAAATTATCCCCTCAAGAGTACGAGAGCTTAAAGATGATAAGCTTAAAGTTCTATGGCTTCATGATCTGCCATGGGACCCTGAATCACAGCATTTGCATGATGAAGGCTGGAAGAAGTTTGATAAGCTTGTATATGTTTCTGACTGGCAAAAAGAGCTATATCAGAACATGTTCCAGATTCCACCATCAAAGGGTGTTGTACTAAAGAATGCTATTGTACCAATAGAGGAACATGTTAAGCCTGATGCTAGTGAAGAGATTCGAATTATCTATCATACAACACCTCATAGAGGTCTTGAGCTGCTAGTACCAGTGTTTGAATCCTTATGTACTATATACGATAACATTCATCTGGATGTATTCTCTTCATTCAATGCTTATGGATGGGGTGATAGAGATAAGCCTTATGAGCCGTTATTTGAACGCTGTCGTAATAATCCTAAGATTACCTATCACGGATTTCAACCTAACGAGGTTGTGCGTGAGCATTTAAAGTCTGCTCATATCTTCGCATACCCATCCATATGGCTAGAAACGTCATGTATCGCTATGATGGAAGCAATGAGTGCTGGATGTCTATGTGTACATCCTAACTTAGGTGCACTACCAGAGACTACTGGTCAATGGACTTATATGTATAACTTCCATGAAGATCCTCAGCTACATGCTAATGCATTTGGATCTAATCTAACTGAGTGTATTGAGATATTCAAGAACGAAGAAAGACGTGAGCTAATTAAGAATAGATTGACTATGCAAAAACAATATGCTGATTCATTCTATGACTGGAATGTGAGAGCAATTCAGTGGAACCATTTTCTAGGAGCTATGAAAAATGCCCAAAGCCAAGCGCAAGATGACGGAAGCGCAGAGGAAAGCAGCAGTCGAGAGACTAGCTAAGGCTAGGGAAGCTCGTAAGAAGAAGCCCTCTGAACTTAAGAACGTTCACCCTGATGTAGCCAGTCTTCCCTCTGACCATATTCTAAGTTATGAAAATTGTAAGAAGTATCTAAAGGCTTGTAAAGAGCAAATTAGTGCTGCAAGATCTGATATGCGTCGTAATGTTAAAGGCGCAAGTGCCCAGTATCACATATGGAAAGGATATGAAGGTAATATTAATACCTATATTCGAAATGGTGATTGGCTAGATGACTTCTATGGTGAAGATCATAATAAGAGAATACTATGGACTGTAACTCGTATGGCATATTACGATTCAGGTAAGCCTAAACGTATCATTGGCTATAAGTATCCTGATTGTGGTGAAATATGGACACAGGAAATGGAAGACGAAGAGATGAAAGCTTTTGGACTAGTTAAAAAGCAGGTTACCACAGTAAAATCTAAGAAGCGTAAACGTATCGCTAAAGCTAAATAGTTGTATGACAAACAATGTTATACAATTTCCCAAAGTAAAATTTACACCAGAAGAGCGCAAAGAAATGCAGCGAGAGTTGCTTATCGATGTCGCACTTGACATGTCCATTAGTGTATTCAATAAGCTTGATATATTTTTAGAAGCTATAGACGTACCTGAAGAAGAGCTTAGTATGGCCTTCACACCAGAGAATAAAAGAGATATGATTCTGATTCACGAAGCTATTAAGTCTTGTCTATACAGATTGCATAATAAAGATCATAAACTTCATCATATATCAGATAACTATATACCTGACCTTCCAGAGCTTAAATTTGAGATAATGGACCCAGAAGAATAGTAGTTGCCTATTACCTCTAGATATCATATAATGATAATCTAAATAGAGGACTAACTTATGATTATTATTGACCTAAACCAAGTGATGATTGCTAATATGATGGCTCAACTGGGCAACCATACTAACGCAGCAATTAATGAAGACCTACTAAGACATATGGTTCTTAATTCAATTAGGAATTATAGAAACAAGTTTGTAGAAGAATACGGTGAGATTGTTATTGCCTGTGACGGTAAGAACACATGGCGCCGAGGCTTCTATCCATACTACAAAGCACATCGTCGCAAGTTCCGCGAAGAGTCAGAGATGGATTGGAATCTAATCTTTCAATCACTCAATAACATTCGTGAAGAATTGCGTGATAACTTCCCATACAAATATATTCATGTTGAGGGTGCTGAAGCAGATGATGTTATCGGCACTATTTGTCATACGCATGGAAAGCAGCTAGGTAAGAATGATCCTATTCTGATTCTATCTGGTGATAAAGATTTTATTCAGCTGCAAGTATATTCGAATGTTGAGCAGTTTGATCCTATTCGTAAGCGATGGATTAAGCATAACAACCCTACTCAATATCTATTAGAGCATATCATTAAAGGTGATAGAGGTGATGGTGTACCTAATATCCTATCAAAGGATGATTGTCTAATTAATGGTAGGCAGAAACCATGCCGTCAGAAATATATTGACTATCTATCTGCTTTCTTTAGCGATGATGATTTCAGCGATCTATCAGAAGTTGATTTTAAAGATGGAGAACATGCTCGTAACTTTAATCGTAATTTGCATTTAGTTGACCTCAGAATGACCCCTGATGACATCAAGCTAAATATTTTAGAACAATTTGCAAAAGAAGCAATAGGTAAGCGTTCGAACCTATTTAATTATTTTATTGAAAAGCGGCTTAAAGGCCTTGTAGAAAGTATTGGAGATTTTTAATGGCTACACCTGGTGTATTTGAAGTGTTTGGCGAACTGGCTAAACTAAAGAGTGAGAGTGAGAAAGTAACTTTCCTAAAGAAGTGGGGAGATAACTTTGCAATTAAGTCTATCTTGCAAGGGTGTTATAACCCTAATGTAAAGTTTTTGCTACCTGAAGGAAGTCCACCCTATCAAGAGAATGATCCTACAATGGTAGAGACTCGTCTTTATGGTATGTCTAAACGATTTAATATGTTTGTTGAAGGCGGTCGTAATATTGCATCTCAGACTAAACGTGAGATGCTATTCATTGAGCTTCTAGAATCTATTCATCCATTGGACGCTAAGATCGTATTGAATATGGTAGCGAAGACTGATCCAAGTGAAGGCATGACACAGCGTATTGCTCATTTAGCATTCCCTGATCTAATCCCTGAACCTGCTGCTGTAGTAGTAGAAGAAGAGGTCGTGGAAGCTGAAGTAGTAGAGGCTAAACCTAAACCTAAAGCGAAGCGTAAGCCTCGTGCAAAAAAGGCTGCAGTTAAAAAAGCTAGCAAGTGACATCAGACTACTTTAAGGATTATACTGGAAACCCTGATCATGGTAAAACGCCGGATGTATTTGATCCGGTACATAACACCAGGATAAGGATTAACTATACTTACTATAATAGTCCAGAAGTATTCCAAGAGATTATAGACTGGTATAATGAAGCTGATCCATATCATAGCTTTGATTATACCGTCATAGATGATGGCTCTCAATCCAAACCTATCACAGATATGAATGTACCGTCACGGTGGCGGATACTAAGAATAGAAGATGATCTAGGTTGGAATAATGAAGGTGCTCGTAACTGCTTGATGAGAGATACATCTAATCAATGGAATCTATTGTTAGACTCCGATTGGATTATTACATCACAATGTTTAAATGCAATTCGATTTCAGATAGCTAGAGGTCTCAATCATAGAGCAGTATACCTTCCTGGTAACTTTGGTAGTAATACCATACGCAATTCATTCTTAGTAACTAAAGATACGTTCTGGAATATAGGTGGATACGATCAGGCATTTATTGGTTATCATGGTGTTGACTATTCCTTCTTAAGGCTTAAGAATACATATGATCGATCTGACTTCTTTAGGTTTGAGAGAATAGTGGATGATGTAGTATCACCTGAAGATAAGAATAGGTTTGAGCAAGTTAAGCGCTTTCATGCTAGGATGATAGAGTTAGAAGAGCAAGGATTTGGTAAGCGCAATCCAGAAGACAAGCAAGACTTTATATGGAACAGCAAAGAAGACCAAATGAAGTTCTGGCAAGATATTGAATTTAAGGTGATTAATGATTAATGTATTGATAGTTGGTTATGGATTTGTAGGGAAAGCAACTAAGCTATTCCTTACTGCTAATGGTGTAGATCCTAACAATATTCAAATTTATGACCCTGCAATCGGCTATCATCAGATTGTACATCCCATCAGCCATTCATTCTTATGTGTCCCAACCCCTCAAGGTGCAGACGGACGTTTTGACTTAACTAGTCTAGAAGAAGCATATAAAATGGTAGGTCTATTCTCTGATAATATTATTATTAGAAGTACGATTGGACCTGATCAAGTTGATCTGTTCCCTAAAGCAGATCTACTGCCTGAGTTTCTACGTGAGAAACACTGGGAGAAGGATGCTGTATCATATGATATGCCATGCGTATGGGGAACTAATAAGCCTGACGCTGATCTACAGAAAATTATTACAGGTACAAAACGTTTAGTTATAACTGATAGAAAAACAGCTATGATGTTTAAGCTAGCTAGAAATTCAATGCTAGCAGCAAGAGTATCATTGGCCAATGAATTGTTTCTTATGTGTCAACAACTTAATATTGATTATGAGACAGTTAAACTACTATTAGCCACAGATAAAGATATCGGTGGATCTCACTATAATGTACCAGGACATGACGGGAAGTTTGGATTTGGTGGTAAATGTCTACCAAAGGATCTTTCTCACCTTTCTTCACTATTAGATGTTGCCTTAAACTTCAAAAGCATTTATATTAATAATATAAACAAAAGATAGGTATTAAATATGAAGAAAATTTTAAGTGATTGTGACGGCGTTTTACTCGATTGGAACTACTCATTCGAGAAATGGATGAAGTTTCATTTTGATCTAGAAGTACTGAATAGGTCAGTATACGATATTAACAAGCGATTTAATCTAGATGAGTTTGATAAACCAATGCTAGAAAAAGATAGTAAGTTCTATCTACCTAGAATCTTCTGTAATAGTAGTAGACAAGCATCTCTCAAGCCTATGGGTGATGCAGTGCTATATGTTAAAAAGCTATACGAAGAGTTCGGTATTACTATCGATGTTATTACATCTCTCTCATTAGACCCTGAGACTCAAAAGCTACGTGAGTATAATCTACGTAAAGTCTTTGGTAAATCTATTGATAGAGTTGTCTGCTTAGATACTGGTGCAGATAAAGATGAAGCCCTAGAAGAGTGGAGAGATTCTGATCTCATCTGGGTTGAAGATAAAATGGAGAATGCTGATCTAGGAGTCGAGATGGGCTTAGATAGTATTCTAATTGAACAAGAGTATAATACTCAGTATAATGGCCTAGCCAAGAGAGCACGTAGTTGGAAAGATATTTACGATTATGTGTGCGGAGAAAACCTTTTAAGCTAAATAATAATGTGGTTACGAAAGCACAATATAGTCCTAGGACTTCGAAACTAATCAAGTCTAAAACCTTTCTCAGTGCTGTAACCGCCTTATTAAGTAGGAGCAAAATGCCAACTTATTCATTTAAAAACACGGAAACTGGTGAAGAGTTCGATGAGATGATGAAAATCTCAGAGTACGATCAGTATCTAATCGATAACCCTCAAATTATCCGCACTTACGGCCCTAACAGTATGCCAGCCATATCTGGTGATTCTGTTGGACTAGGCTTTCGAAAAACCGATGGTGGATTTAACGACCTCATGAACCGAATTGGCAATGCCAATAAAGGATCCCATGTGGCTGAAAGGTATGGTTCAACTAGGAACAGTACTCAAGTTAAAGTAGATAATGTTGTTAATAAGCATAAGGTTATACAAGGTCTACAAAAAGCGTCTAAAGCGCTGAGGAGCAAGGATTAATTTGGCAACAACAAAGGTAATCTATGCCACGAAAAATGACTCGCAAAAAACAGAGACGACTAGAAATGCAAGGCGTCTTAACGACCGAGACTCATAAATTGTCTAAGAAATTTTTCCCAAGGAGAATAGAACCAAAGACATTTAATCAGAAGAGAGTGTTTAACGACTATGAGAAAGGCAAACATCTCTTTTTATATGGATATGCAGGAACAGGAAAAACATTCCTACCATGCTATCACGCAATTCAAGACGTACTTGATGGCTATTATGAAAAGCTAATTATTGTACGTTCAGTAGTGCCTACCAGAGATATGGGATTCCTACCTGGTAAGCAAGAAGATAAGATGGCAGTATATGAAGCACCTTACAAACAAATATTCGGCAACCTCTTTAATAGAGGCGACGCGTATGAAATACTTAAGAATAAAGATCATGTTGAGTTTATGCCCACCAGCTTTATTCGAGGCATCACACTTGACGATGCTATTGTTCTTATTGACGAATGTCAAAATATGAACGACCATGAGATTAACTCAGTTATTACTCGTCTAGGCGATAATAGTAAGTTAATCATTTGTGGTGATATTAGACAGACAGATCTAATAAAAGAAGATTCTGGCTTTAAACAATCACTAAAGATTTTTAGAAGCATGGATTCTCTGTCAATGGTCGAATTTGGAATCAACGATATTGTGCGTTCCGGATTCGTAAAAGATTATATTATAGCACGTGAAGAAGTTAAAGATGAAAACATTCAAAAAAGATCTAATTACATTTCCAAAACTCAAAAGGACTACAGTCAACGGCGTACGTCATTACCTGAAGGAAGGGGTGGAAGACTCACCAGTATATCCATCAGTGACAACGGTATTGTCGAAGAAGTCTGCTGAAGGTATTAAAGCCTGGCGCAAGCGAGTAGGAGAAGCAAAAGCACAAGCTATCACGACTAAGGCAGCTCGCCGAGGAACTAAGGCTCATCTATTGATTGAGGATTACATACTCGGCGAGGATACCCATGATGATGATCGTATCATGCCTGAAGATCGTGAGCTAGCTAACAAGCTTAAAGTTGCTGCTAATAAGTCTATTGATAATATTAGAGTAGTGGAAGGTCAGATGATGTCTGACTTTCTGCGTGTAGCCGGTACCGTCGATTGTATTGCAGAATATAATGGACGGCTGGCTGTAATTGATTGGAAAACATCAGCAAGAGAGAAGAAGAAAGAATGGGTTGACGGATACTTTATGCAAGCAGCTGCCTATGCTGTTATGTTTGAAGAGAACACTGGTATACCTATTGATACTCTGGTTGTTGTTATAGCACATGATGAGAGCTATGAGCCTCAGATATTTGTAGAGAAAAGGGATGACTGGATTCATGAGTTCATCAAATACAGAGAACAATACACCGCATAAGAACACTAAAAGAATGGTAGATGAGATGATAGAAAACCTCTCTACTGATACGATGATAATGAATGTGAGTCTTAAGAGATTCAAAGAAGATATCGTTGAATTACATGTAGTAGATGAGTTAGGTACACAATACACTAATATAAACGTATCAGACCTACTGTCTATGTACGATCCTCTAATGAAAACAATGAAAATAATTGTTAAATCAGAAAAATAACAGTTGCCTTAAAACATGTTTGACCTTATTATATAGTATAAATTAAATAAAGGTGAAAATATGATTAGGTTTTTTATGGGTTTTATTCTTACTGCTGGTTCTGTCGGCCGTGAAGATTTCTATGTTCAATGTCTACAGGCTAGTGATTGTGTAGCTGGTAGCCCTCCTAACTTATTAGTTACATTACTTCTAGCATGTATCGGGCTATCAATTATGGTATGGCCTGTTGTTGACGGTACTATGAGCCAGTATGAAGACTAAAGCTTATATTGTAGCTATGTCAAGCATAGATGTTCTGGGCAATACACCTGGAGCATCTGCCATTCGATTTAGATCGGGTGAGAGTAATATAGATGATCACTCTAATGGCATGGTTGAGATCGATGATGACAGACTAGAACGCCCTAGTAAGATTCCTCATGGCATATGGAAGTCATGGGAGAAGATTAATAAGATAGGTGCTGTTGTTGTAGATAATCTTATTAATAAATTTCCTATCGAGCTACCAGAAAGCACAGCTGTTATCTTCTCTACTCAAACTGATGGTCTGAGTAACTTCGAAGGATTGCATAATGGTGATAGGTTGCCTCCTAGAAGAGTTCTATCTAATGGTCGTGACTTCCTAGTTGGTTATATTAATAAGCTGTATGGGTTTAATGCAGTGTCAACCTCTATGGCAGCTGCATGCGCTACTGGTCTCTATAATCTTGAGTATGGTATGCGATTGCTAGATGATCATGAGTTTGTCATTGTTGGATCAGCTGATGCCGGCACATCTAAACTCTCTATGGATTACTTCAGAACCTTAAATGCTATTGGTACTAAATCTACTCCGTTCGATAAGGATAGAGATGGATTTGTTATGGGTGAAGGGGGCGCTGCAGTTGTTATTTGCAGTAAGAGTACAATCAAAAAATATGGACTAACACCTGAAGCTGTAGTGCATGATGTACAGCTTACTAATGATGGCTTATCGGGATCATTGACTGATCCTGGTGATGGAGGCTATAGAGCTATGAAGGCGCTTCCATACAAACGTTATGCTGATCAGATAGCATTTGTTAAAGCTCATGGCACATCAACTCCTAAAGGTGACCCTCATGAGATTGAGCAGATAGCTAATCTTTTTCCGTGGCTTCCTATTGTATCGTTTAAGAGTATGTTAGGTCATACTATAGGTACTAGTGGCCTTTTAGAGATGTTACATGCTATAATACATATTAAATCAGGGGTAGTACCTGCTAATCGCAATCTAGAATCTTCTATTGATAACAGATGTATTGTAGATCATATGGAGACTGAGAAGAAATTCTTTATCAATAATGCGTTTGGTTTCGGTGGTAAGTGCGCGAGTGCTTTTGTAGAAGTAACTAATAAGGTGAGCAAATTATGATATACGTTGATATAAGTACCAGATGTCCTCAAAGAGATAAGATGACTCAGTTTGCTATAGATGTTATCGGCTCATTCTTTACTTCTCGGTTTAAACGCGATGTGTGGATTGATATTGAGGTTAAGCATCTTGATAAAGGTTACTATGGTTTCTGCGTTGGTGATAGAGACGATGTTAGCATCGAACTACAGCGCAAGGATGATGATGGTGAAATGTTATCTACTAAATTGATAGCAACTAACTTGGCTCATGAGCTAGTGCATGCTAAGCAGTATATTAAAGGTCAGATTGACGGGCTTATGCGATATAGAATGAATACTAACAGTACCTGGGAAGACCATACTGATACATCATACTTAGATCAGCCTTGGGAGCAGGAAGCTTATGCTTTAGAAGAACAGCTAGTTGAAAGGTTTTGGAATGATTAGATTTATTACTATGATGATGCTGGTATTTGTGCCTATA